GATATTCAAATGCGCCTTGGCTATACCCAGTATTCTTCAGGAATAACTGGTCAAGTTAACACTTTAATGAATTACAGTGGTTCATCAGCAGAAAAGCTGTTTGCGGCGGCTGGTGACACCATATACAACACTGACACTTCTACCGCAGAAGCCGTGCTTACTGATTTATCAAGCGATAAGTTCCAATATGTAAACATTGCCAACGCTGGTGGTCACTATATGTCTGCCGTCAACGGAATTGATGCGGCATTGGTTTATAACGGCACAGATTGGATTACAGTAGCCAGCACAAGCACTGTATTTGGTATTAGCACGATTACCTTTGTTGGCCCAGTTGCAACGCTAACAACAGCCGCGCCTCACGGTTTGTCTACTGGCAACCAAGTAACGGTAACAGGCGCAAGCCCAACGGCTTATAACGGCACTTTTATTATTACAGTTACAGGTGTAAGCACTTTTACTTACACAATGGCATCAACACCTGCAACAAACGCAACAACTGTAGGTTCTTACAGCGTTGCTTTATACATCACAGGCGTAAATTCAAACGACTTTATCAATGTAAACCTGTTTAAAAACCGTTTGTATTACACACAAAAGAACAGCTTAAGCTTTTGGTATTTACCAACCGATGCTATTGGTGGTGCGGCTACAGAATTTGACCTTGGCGGAATTGCCCGCAGAGGTGGTTACTTGCAAGCAATGGGTACTTGGACTATTGATGCAGGACAGGGCGCAGACGATTATGCAGTCTTTGTAACCAATAATGGAGAAGTAATTGTCTACAATGGACTAGATCCGTCAGATCCAACGCAATGGGCATTAAAAGGCGTTTGGCAGCTAGGACAGACATTTAACCGCAAGTGCTTCTTAAAATGGGCTGGTGACTTATTGTTGCTAACTCAAGATGGATTAGTCCCATTGGCTTCTGCTTTGCAATCTAGCCGATTAGACCCTCGTATTAACCTTACAGATAAGATTTACTATGCTGTAAGCCAGGCTGCAACTCAATATTATGCTAATTTTGGATGGCAGATTAATTATTACGCTTCTGAAAATATGCTTATTTTGTCTATTCCTACAAATTCAGGGATGGAGCAATATGTAATGCACACCATCACTAAATCTTGGGCTAGATTTACTGGGGTTGAGGCTTATTGCTGGGAAGTTTCAGGCGATTCCGATATGCACTTTGGTGGTGATGGTTATGTAGGCAAGTTTTATGACACAACCTCAGACAATGGTAATAACATTGTTGCAACTGCACAGCAAGCATACAGCTATTTTGAGGCTCCAGGCACTTTAAAGCGCTTTACGCTAGTGCGCCCTATACTGCAAACAGATAATGGCATACCGACTGTTTTATGCGGTATTAGCGTGGACTTTGACACTCAGCCATTGGTAAACCAAATTAGTTTTAACCCTAATGCCTCAAAAGTAGGAAAATGGGATGTAGCTAAGTGGGACCAGGCAAACTGGGGTGGTGAATTAGTTACTACTAAAGTTTGGCAGGGTGTAACAGGTTTAGGTTTTGCAGGCTCAATTAATATAAATGTGGCTTCTGCCGGTATTGAATTGCATTGGGCTTCAACCGATTATGTAATGGAAAGAGGGGGCGTACTGTAAATGCTTGTTGCTGCAAATACATTGGAATTAAAGAATATTGCAATTAAAATATTACTTAACGAAATTGGAGTGCAGCCTTGTGGCGATTTACAAGCGCTTTTTTGGGCTAATAAAGAGAATCAGATTGAGTGGGTTATAGGATATACAGCATTTATTGGTAAAACTTGTCAGATGCACATGGTTAATTTAAAGGGTGGTTATACCCCTAAAGAGTTACTAAAAGCAGCGTTTGACTACCCGTTTAACCAATGTGGTATGGAAAAGACTTTAGGCATAGTAAATAGTAAAAATGAAAAAGCTATGGAATATGACTTAAAGTTAGGTTTTAAAGAAATACTGCGTTTTGCAGGGATGCACGATGATGGTGGTGATATTGTAGTTTTTGAAATGAACAAAGCTGATTGCAGATGGATTAAGGAACGCAAAAAATGAAATATTACTCAAAACGAGAATTGTATGCCTTGGGCGAAACCCTAGGTGATTCTGTAACTGAGCGTAAATTAGGCGGTGGTCGCATTTATGGAGGTGGTGGTAAAGGCGCTCCAGCAGCCCCTGATTATTCGTCTGCCGCTAAAGAAACTGCCGCAGGCAATTTAGATGCAGCTCGTACAGCTACAGCAGCTAACCGAGTCAATCAATATACTCCTTATGGCAGCCTAGAGTATTCCATTAATCCTGAATCACAATGGGATATTTATGGCAATCCTACATGGTCAGCTACTCAAAAATTAGCTCCTGAGCAACAACAGCTTTTAGATATTCAAAACCAAACTAGCCTAGGTCTAGGCAATTTAGCTGGTCAAGGTCTTGGCTATGTAGAAAATATGCTTGCAAAGCCTTTTGATACTAGTGGAATTGCTCAAACTGGTATTAACCCTGGTGAAACTATGCAAGATTCAATTATGCGTAGACTTCAGCCACAAATTGCACAAGGTCGTGAATCATTGCAAGCGCAATTAGCCAACCAAGGTGTTGTGCCTGGTACTGAGGCTTATAACAGGGCAATGACTCAGCAATCACAAAAAGAAAATGATGCTTTGACAAGCGCTGTAATTCAAGGAACTCAAACTGGTTTGGCAGCAAATCAACAAGGATTTCAACAACAAGGCTATATGCGTAACGAGCCTATTAACACGCTTAATGCGGTGCGTACAGGCTCTCAAGTAAGTAGCCCTAGCTATATTAGCAATATTGCACAACAAGCTACTACACAAGGCGCAGACTTGCTAGGCGCAGCACAAATGCAAAATAACGCAGCGCAAGCTGCTTCTAATGCTTCTAATGCTTCAAGTAGCGGATTGACAAGTGGCTTGATGGGATTGGGTGGCGCAGCAATGATGGCGTTTTAATGACACCAGTAAACGAATTTGCATACTCTTATTTTGCAGAACCAAGCGTAGCAGTTTGGGAAGATGATGAATATAAAGTTTATGCTTTTCAGGATGGAGTCACATTAAGACTGGATATTGGAAGAAAAGATGGCAAAGATGGAATAAAATGGGATGACTTGCAAAGAATTAAAGCCGATTGTGGGTTTGCTCATTGTGATGCTGTCGAGTTTTTTCCTTCAGAAGTTGATGTTATTAACACAGGAAACTGGCGGCACTTATATGTATTTTTTGACAAACTACCTTTGATTAGACGATTATGAACCCATACAATCCATATATCCAGCAAGCGCAAGGCTTAGACCAACAAGGTTTAAACCCTGTATTTCAAAATATTGCACAACAGCAAGCAACTCAAAACGCTGCTTTAGCTCAACAAAATCAACAAGTTGCACAAGCAGGCCAACAACAAGGCGGTGGTGGAATGAACCCTATGGCTATGGCCATGGCATTAAGAGGTAAAAACCCTAATGACCCAATGAATATGCTTAATAACGCATCTTCTTCTCAAGATTACATGAATAAGATTGGCGCAACAAGTAGCGGAGGGCCAACAGGTGGCTCTGCTGGTGATTACGCTAACGAATGGTGGATGAAATAATCATGGCAAATGAAATTAACCTAGCCCAAGCAGGCACAATGTCCCCAGAGGATTATGCTCAGCAACAGCAATTAAATCGCCAACATCAAATGGCGCAAATGCTAATGCAACAAAGTCAGCAACCACAAGGTCAAATGATTAGTGGTCGCTATGTAGCTCCATCATGGGCGCAACAATTAGCGCCTTTAGCTAATATTGCTGCATCACAATATATTGGTGGAAAAGCTGATACTGAGGCTGCTAAATTGGCACAGAAGATTCGTGAAGGCAAAGAGTCTGAAAGATTGGCTGCATTGCAACAAATTAAAGCTGGTAATGCTACTGGCGCTTTAGAGCTACCGAATGTATACGGTGGCGCTGCTCCTTATCAATCAGCATTAATTGAGCAAGCTATTCCTAAGAAACCAAGCGCTGTGCAAGAGTTTGAATATGCACAACAAAACCCACAATTTGGTCAATATCAAATTGGTTTAAAGCGTGCTGGCGCACCTACTACTATGGTTTCAATGGGTAAATCTATTGCTGGTGAAATTGGCCCAATGATGAAAGAAGCGCAAGGAATGGCGCAGGCAGCAGTTAAAACTGAAGATTCTGCTAACAGAATTACGCAAGCTATTGATAGTAATAAGTTATTTACTGGCACAGGCGCTAATGTGCGATTGGGCGCTGCTCAATTAGCTAATACCCTTGGATTTGGTGGTGATACATTAGAAGCTAAAATTGGTAATACAAGAAAAGCTATTCAAGGGCTTTCTGAGCTTACATTGCAAGGCCGTCAACAAATGCGTGGTCAAGGCGCTATTACTGAGTCTGAAAGCAAATTGGCTGAAAGAGCTATTTCTGGTGATATTAACTTTACTCCAGGCGAAATTAAGCAATTAGCTGATGCAGCTAAACGAGCTTCTGATTACACCTACAATAATTACCAATCTAAGCTACAAAGCATGGCTAAAAACCCTGATACTGCTGGTTTAGTGCCATATTATGAAGTGCCAAGAATGGCTCCACAAGGCGCAATGCCAAATCAATCTGCTATTGACGCTGAAATTGCTCGTAGACAAGGGAAAAGATAATGGATTTATCCCAACTATCTGATGCTGACTTGATGGCTTTAAAAGCCAATGATTTGTCAAAAATGTCTGACGAAGGATTGGTTGCATTAAAAGGTCAACCAACAGCGTCAAGTCAACCTCAAGCAAGAGAAATACCTGCTTATCAATCAGCTATTGTTGGCGCTGGTAAGGGTATTGTTGACCCAGCGTTAGCTATTGCTCAATATTCAGGCGGCAAACCTGCTGAAATTGCACAAGCTATTCAACAACGCATGAAACCGTTTCAAGAAGCCAATCCAATGACATTTGGTGCAGGTCAAATTGGCGGTGGAGTGTTGACTGGTGGCGCTCTAATGAAGGGTGCTAGTATGTTGCCTAGTTTTGCTAGAGCAAACCCTTATTTGCAAGGTGCTGCTGTTGGCGGAGCAAGTGGAGCATTAACGCCTACTGAAACTGGCGTTTCTGGCATGGAAGCAATACAAGAATTGCCACAAAAAGTAGGGCTTGGCGCTGTTGGTGGTGCTGGCGGTACAGCTATTGGTCGTGGAGTTGCTAATGTTGTAGCTCCAAAACTATCAGAAGCTGCTCAAAGACTTGTTGGCGAAGGCGTTAATTTAACTCCTGGTCAAATGATGGGTGGCGCACTACGCAAAATAGAAGATAAGCTAACTAGCGTTCCATTGTTGGGCGAGTTGATTGATTACTCTCGCACTAAAGGCATTGAGGAGTTCAATAAAGCAGCCTACAAGCGTGCTTTAGACCCTATTGGTGGCACAGTACCAAAAGAAACAGGTCGTGCTGGTGTAGAGGCAGTTAAAACTCAAATTAGTGATGCTTACAACACTTTGTTGCCTAAAATGAAGTTTTTGCCTGACCAAGATTTAATGCAAGGTATCAACAATTTGCCAAAAACAGTTACTGGACTACCAAAAGCTGAAGGCAAAGAGATTGTTACCAACATTAAAGACATCATCAAAAAACACACGCCTGACGATGAAATCATTAGTGGCAAGTCTTACCAAGCTATTGAGCAAGATATTAAGAAATTAGCCTCAGCTTTTAAAGGCGGTAGAGGAACTGATGCTTTTGTTTACGATGCCTACAACAACGCTTTAGGTCAAGTAAGACAAGGCTTATCAAGAAGCAATCCTGAATATGCTCAAGAATTAGGCGCTATTAATGAAGCGTTTGCTAACTTTGCAAGAATACGCAGAGCTGGCTCTATGGCTAATACACAGGAAATGATTACTCCTAGCCAATTAGCTGCAGCAGTTAAAGCTTCTGATGAATCTGCTGGCAAAGGAGCTACGGCTACAGGTAAAGCATTAATGCAAGACCTTTCTGATGCTGGCGTACAAGTATTGCCAAGTAAAATACCTGATTCTGGTACTGCTGGTAGAAGTGCTTTAGTAAGCGCTTTATTAGGTGCTGGCGGAGCTGGCTCATACCAAGCATTTCCAGGCGTAACTGCTGTAGGAGCTGGTTTAGCTGGTGCTGCTGCTTCCCCATACTTACCAGGCGTTAGAAATGTTGTTACTACTGCTGTAGGGAAACGCCC